CAGGTCTTGCTCTGCTTTTTCTCCACAGTTATTACACAGTCTCATTGAGTATTTACCTTTTTCGTCTGTGGCCCAAGCCAATCCGAATCTTTGGTCGCCAATAGGTTTACGACACGCCGTGCAAGGTAGGTTGCGGAAGTTTTTACTTACTGGCTCAAGCCACTCAAATTGTATTACGTTTATCGGAATTTGCTTTGTCGTTTTTATGGTTTTGGTTAACATTCTCATTCACCTTTCAAGACTCGGGTAATTTTATCTTGCACTATACCTTCCCAACATCCCTCATAACCAATTTCGTCCCTTGCTACTTTTAACCCTTTTTTCAGCTTTACATTCACAGCGTGAAGCGTTCTAAATTCTGCCTTCTTGCCTTCTTGATAACCCTCATTCCAAATTGCTCTATCGCCTTCATTCATATCATTTACCTCAATAAAATTCAGCCTTAACCTCGGCTGGCCAATCATCCAAAATCATCATACCCTCTATCTCTCAACCACCGGAAAGCATCAGGGACGTATTTGCCCTTAACTTTGTCAGCAGCAGCCCACGCTTTGCGCTGGTCTTCAATAGTGAATTCGTCCCATTCTTCAAAAGCTTTGTATTTGCCTACTTTGGTATATGTATCAGTCTCTGGATTCCACCTGCCTTTCCATTTTTTCCAGAAAGCTTTAAAAGACTCGCTGTATTCTTTACCTTTACCTTTACCTTTACCTTTACCTTTACCTTTACCTTTACCTTTACTTATGGGGCTTGGTAGCCCCTTGGTAGCCCCTTTTATATTCTCTTTTATCAACTGTGTTTCTAATAACGGTAAGATGTTAGGGAATAAAGATTTATACTCATCGATGAGTCGCAAAATTCCTTTGTGAGCAAGATTTTTGGGATTAAGAGGCAAATTTTTCTGGTGGTAGAGAAAACGCCGTACCCAAATACAGCTTTCGTTGATTTCAAAGCCCCTTGCAAGCTCCTCATAAGCCCCTTCAATGCCCCTTTTAGAAACTTTGGTGTGAAACACTGCTCCTTCCAAATCTACCTCCCAAAAACCTGCGATATTACATTTATCCCAGATATACCAATAAAGAACTTTTGCGTTGGGACTTAGCTCTCGGAACCAGGCATCGTCCCACTTTTCCGTTTGTGTAAATCGACTTGTCATCTCAGACTCCGTCCCTACTTTAGTTAGGCCGCTGCTTATTCCTCTGGGTCTGTCTTGTCGAGACCTTGACTAACTCGTCTCGTGGCGTAATAGAAACTACCACATTATCATACTCGAACTTGATTTTGCCTCCCTCAAGCGGTTGTAACTTTGCTGCCTTTACAAGTTGTAGAACTTCCGCCTTTTGAGTAATCTCCTTGTTCAGCGCTGTTATGCGAGTAGCTTGCAACTCTTTATAGAGTCGTGCCGCCCGTATAATAGCTTTGGCGTTTTCGGGTGCGACATCAATTAAATCAAGTTGTTCGCCACTTTGGTTTTCTTCCTTTTGTTTCTTTGTCATTTCAGACTCCTTTCGTTAAAATTATGTTTCCTTTTTCAGTCTTTTGGCCAGCAACGAAGCCCGCCAGTCCCGCCTCGCTTTTAAGTATGGCTTGATAGATTGCTCGTGCCGACAGGATTTCAGGGCTACAGCAATTTGGATTTCACGAATGGTCATTGGGTCTCCAATAAGGCTTTGTCTTGATGTATGGTGCCGATGACTTCTAAATCCTTCCATTCCCAAAATTGAGATGGATACCTACAAATACCTCTCGTTAATACTGTGAAAGTCAGAGAATATTCATTCCAATAAACTTCACCAATAACATCTAATGGATTATTGCCGGGTATTTTTACTATATCACCCTCGTGTATCTCCTTATCTTTCCTGTCCTTGAGGCCGGTGTATTGCATAGGTTTCCATAAATCTGTTTCTATAAAGATAGACTCGCTTAGACCAATATCATTTATCAATTCTTCCCAAGAGTACATTTTCTTGGATTCAACAAACCAAGCTCTAAACTTTATCTCTCTGTTCATTGTTTTGTCTCCTCGAACAGTGGCGTTGGCTGTTTCTTGCTTTTCCAAGACGGGTCAGGTGGTTCGAGGCCGGCTTTGTCGCACGGAGCATAATCGAGGATATTCTCTATCCAAGTCCGACATCGTTTTAATGTCAAGTCGTTTTCAGATGAGATTATCCAGAAGGTATGGCCTTCGATTTTGACTTCTTTGGCTGTGAAGAAATCTGCACCGCAACACAGTTTAAGTTGTGTTTTTACCCACATCCGGCTCCTGCCCCACTTGTCCATCAAAAAGGGAATAGCCACACCATTAAGCCATTTCCGTTGCTTTTCTGATTCCATAAGCTCTTCGGAATACTCATCAACTTTAATCCTTGCCCGCCGATATTTGGCAGCAGCACGCTGAATTTCTTGCCAATTTGTACAGGCTTCGCCATTTATTGTTTCTGTTAAAAATTCAGACATAATGTACCTTAAAATGGAATGTCGTTAGTATCTTTATCCTGAGTTTGCTGTGAAGTAACATCTTGCTTGTTTTGGTCGCCGATAAACTGAAAGCTTTGAACCAACACCTTATGGCGGCTGTGCTTTACTCCGTCTTTTTCCCACTGGTCAAGCGTCAATTCCCCTGTTATAAAAAGCGGGTCACCCTTACTAAGATATTTGTGCAATGTTTCAGCTCGACCAGAAAAAGCTACACAATCTATAAAAACAACACTCTCTTTGCCTTTGTACTTTTTATTAACCGCTATGCCAAAATTAGCTACTGCAACCTGATTTGGGGTATAACTCAGTTCTATGTCCCTCGTGATATTTCCGCCTAACACTATCAAATTATAATTCATTTCTTTATCTCCTTGATAACCAATTTGCTTGGTAGATTCTTAACGATATTTTTGAAATCTTTGATAGTTTCAGGTCTGCCTTCTTGGATTATTCTTGTAAAAGCCGCCTCGTCCCACATGAATCCTACGGCCAGTGATTCTTTGTGTTCTGTGGTGTAATCAAAAAACGCCTGGGCTATCAAATCTGTTTGTTTCTCTTCTTTGGTCTTAGCTTTATCCGGTGCTTTTTTTGTCTCTTTTTTGTCGTTCGGCGGCGCAGAACTGTCGGGGTCTTTAGTATCGTCAATGCAAAACAAGCCATTAAGAGCATACTTGCGAGCATAGCTACTTGCCGCCCCGGTTATCTGGGCAGCGTCCATACCTTTTTTGTCAAATGACTCTCTGGCATAAGCGGAAACAGACCTTGTTATGTCGCCAGTTATAAATTGTGCTGTGGCTTTGACATAATATCGAGTATCAGGAAATTCGTATTTTGTTGTTGCGCCACTTTTTTCAGTGGTTTCCTTTGTAACAATGCCTTGACCACCCATAATTGCAACAACCTCATCCGTTATCAACAGGATAGAGTCGCCTAATAACGGCTTGACAGCTTCAAGAATATCCTCGCAACTACGATACTTATAGTTGCCAAAGCTATTAAACTGTCCTTTGGGGGCTATTAGTTTCTGTTGTATTTCTGCTAACTTATTCATTTTAATCTTCCTTTCTAAAATTCAGCTTCGTCTATTATTTTTTCGATTATCTCTTTCAATTCTTTTACGAACTCTCTAACAGCCGTTTCTAACACCTTGATATATTTCTCATCTCTGAATATTCGGATATTAAAAAACGGCCTATCCTTTACAGCAGGGCAATAGCTTACCCAGTCGCACCACTTGCGTTCAGTTACCCATAATTGGCCTTGAACCTGCGGGGTATAACAAGCAGGCATTTTGGCCTTCAAAATGTTCTCGATATGCGTTGAAGGTAATGGACATTTAACCTCTATCAATCCATCATCACCAACCAAGCCATCAGGACTTGTCCCAATCCAGTCGTTTCGCTTGATAAAACCAACCTGCTTAACAGAACAACCGTTGTAGGCTTCATAGTATTCTTTGGCGAATGCCTCTAACTCTTGACCATTCTCCATATTTTTGTTTGAATAATCTATTTGATGAGTACCTGTTAATTTCTCGCCAGCCAGTTTTCGCATATAAAGACCTCGGCCAGTGCCTTTGTTAAGAACTTTGTGAAAATTGCTTGTACTCACTATCCCAAGTTTTATTTCGTACCAGTCCTCCGAACCCTGCTCAAATTCAAAGATTTCCATCGGCTCATCTGTACTCATCATTTATCCTTTCTCCGCTTCCGCAAGTCTCGGACAAGGCAATTTGGGTATTGTGCCTTGCAACCTACAGACTTTGGGTCTCTCGTTGTATATTTCGCAGCGTTTCGTTATTCTGTTAAGGAAAACACAGTTAAGCGTCTTTGTTATGGGAACAAATAATCCTATAAACATTTCCTCTATCCTAATTGGTTGCTCCTGATATTTGTGTGCGTGTTGCAAAAGAAAATTTTCGGGAAAAGGCACAGGCCCACAGCAGTCACCACAACCATCACACAATTTAGTCCAATCTATGAATTGATGTTTACTCATTCTTTGCTTTCAGCAACAGTATCTCTGATTTTCGCCAAACAATATTTATAATTCTCCTGCAAGGAAAGCTTCTGCATACTCATTTGCATAATCTTCTGTTATAGTATCTGGATGTGCCCACCCCCACTCAGTTTCAACTTCATAATCAACTTGCTTTTCTATCCACATTCTAAATTTTCCCAAGTGGTCAGTCTTTGTATAACCTCCTGTCTTTTTTTCTAATTCACGGCCAAAATTTTCGTGGTCAGTCAAACATTGTTTACAATTGACGTCTTGACAAAATTTATGTCGCAAACCTATGCTCATTTTAACACCTCATATTAAAGGTTATAATTCTAAGGGGCAGGCAGGATTCGAACCTGCGATTCCAAGGTTCTTTGAGAGCGTCCTAACCAGTAACCTTGGTTCTTCACCGGATTATAAATCCGGGGCGATAAACCAGACTTCGCTACTGCCCCTTATTCACTTTTCAAACTCTCTCGGCCTGCCACCGCCTGTGCCCGTCAACCTCGACATGGCAGTAAAACGCCCCAGCTTGACCTAAGCCCTCTCTTTGCGTTTACCGAGCGTCATTTATCCTTCCCGTCTGTGTCCTGAAGGGCTTGGTCAAAGCCACAAGTACAAAAACAAACTCCAGGTGTATGGAGTTTGCAACCAAGAACGTGCTTTCCATACTTCTCCAACATCTTAGTCTTGTCCTTTAGCTCAGCTTGGAGTTGCTCGATTTTCTTTTGCAACTTATAGACATGTGTATCAGGGTTGTGTAGGCAATTAAGACATCCTCGCCCATTGTGGTAATATTGACATTTGGTTTGTTTGCAGGCTTTAGCCATATCAGTTATCCTTCCTTGTCCGTTGGGTTTAGGGCATGTTCTGCTAATCTCACCATACGCTCTACTTTTTTCTTGTAAGTTATGCGACTTCTTGCAATCACACGAATCTGTCCAAAATATACTTCCTCAAGTTCTTTAATTCGAGCTTGGAGTTGATTTCTTTCCCTCATTAAATCCAGTCTCATTCTAAACAGTTCATCGTAAGGTAAATGGTCACCCATATCAGTTATCCCTCCTGAATATCTTTACTGACAAATACTTAACTCCCCAATCGAGAGCCTCTTGGTGAGTGTCGAAGTAAACGTCAAGTCTCTTGCCTTTAATCGCACCGCCCCTATCTAAAACAGGCACAGGAAGTCCTCCAGCATAGCCGTCTATGGCCAAACGTGTGCCAAAAGGTATCTCAGGTGGTGCAGCTACAAATTCGCCCACAGCAGGGTGTCCAGAGGCCGTTATACCATCGCTCCATTTGCCACAGCATTTACCACAAGGACAAAAGGCGGTAACTCGCCAAAGAATAGAAGGGGCGGACGTTGTTGGATTCTGGTTTGGGAGGAGGGGTTTGCCTACCCCACACAACAAGCCAAAACCAAAACTAAGACCAGTAATTACCAAAACCGAAAGTATGTTATTTATTGTTCGTTTCATCCTTTTCCTTTCAATCTGGCCGCCCCGCCCCTGCATCTTTAAGACGGGACGACCTTAAGGAAGGGGTAATGAAAGTTATTTATTCTCTTCTGCCTCTTCTGCGTAAACTATTGCCGATTGTAAGCCTTTGATTATCCTACGAATGCCATCGGGAGTTTCCCAACAGTTAACTCCCCCGCCTTCTTTCCACGACAATACAATCTTATTTGGTACGATTATTTCTGGAGTTACATCTACTCGGAGGTGACAGAATTCGATTTTCTTGAACTCTTTTCTTTCTTCAAATCTGATGTGCTTTCTCAAAGCCGCAACAATCGTATCTTCTGATATTTCCTGTCCTTTAACTTTAATCATTTTGCTCATAATTTTGTCCTTTCAATCTGGCCGTCCCGCCCCTGCGTCTTTAAGACGGGACGACCTTAAGGAAGGGGTAACAGTCATTTCTATGGGGCGACTTGGACGAGTAAGCCGCCCCGTTTCGGAGGTGAAAATGTATAAGAACGCCATTGTGATTAAAAATTAGGGGTAAAATTAGAGAGAATGATTACTGCTACTTGGCTAAAAACTTACAACAGCCGGTCTTATAAGCTGTCACATAATATCAAAAACAGGTAGGATAAGTTGAAGGCATAACATATATTATGGGACGTTAGTCACATAATGTTCAAACATCTTGTTTACCCTTGCAACCAATTCCTGTTCTTCAATGTTGATATAATACTTCGCTGTTGTCGAAATCGAGCTATGACGCATTAAAGTCTGTACTTCTTTCAGGTCATATCCTGCCTTCCGCAACTTATCTACAAATGTCCGCCGCAAATCGTGAAAACTCTTAGGGGCTATCCAGGCCTTTTTGAGTAGTGATTTAAAGTCTCGGTCGAAATTGCCCCAGGGACAGAGTTTTTTTCTAAAGCGAAGCGACCCTTCTTTTTTCTGCCGGATTTGTTTAGCGTAGTAATCCGGCACAACACACACATACGGCTGCCCGGGCGGTAACGATTCGATGAGCTTATTGAGCAGCAAATGAAAAGGTATTACCATATCGGGTAAGGTAATAATCTTCGGCAGTGGAGCATACGCCTGTTTTTGGTTCTTAATCTGCCAGGGCCAGGTTTGAGATGAATCTTTTTTCGGACTAACCAAAATATACTCATCCTCGAAGTGCAGGTCTGTGCGTACCAGATTCAAGGCCTCGCCTTCCCGCAAGCCAAGTAAGCCAAAACAAATCAAAACTTTCCACCTCAGCCGTGCGACATTGAACAGGCGAATAAGCTCGTCGTTACTGAACATAGGCTGTTTTTTATATTCCACTTTCAATTGTTGCAGACCAAAAAACGGGTTTGCTTTGAGATATTGCCGCTTAATTGCCCACTCAAAGAAGTGGTTCAAGTGAATGACGTAGAGATTTATTGTCTTGGCCCCCCTGCCGCCCTGCCGCAAAACTCTCTGAAAATCTTCGGCGTGGCTGTAGGTAACATCATCCAATTGCATATCTCCGAAAGTCTTTATAAAAAATCTCACTGCCCTTTGCTTGCTGTCAATAGTAGAATCTGCGTATCCACCGCAGGATAAATGAACCTCAAACAATTGAGAGACCGGCTGTTTCATATTTCACCTCCTTTTTTGACCGGCCGTTGTAAGCTGGCCGGATTATACTCAGGAAATTCGCCGGTCGCAAGGTGCGTCATATTTCATCCTCATATTAACTTGTCAAAGAACTATCTAATCAGCCCCAGTCTGCCGTCAGCTTTTCTGACTCACAGGAGTGGCCGATTTTTCTTTTTTATAATTATCAAAATAACCGCAAGTGTAGCCCGAACCAATATTCAAAGGCATACTTCCATCTAAATCCGCATTATCGTCATCATCGTCATCGTCAAAATTGCCATACATTTCCTCTATAGATTGAAATATTGCCTCTTCATTTTCACTAACAAACTCAAGAGCATCGGCTAACGATTCGATGTTTGACGGTGCCAATATGAGATAATACCACGGCCTTGAGTTGGTCGGCTCTAAGCTGATTAACTGCCCTCCATCACCAAAAACCGTGTGAACAAGCGTAGGCATTACTTGATACGATTTACCCCACAACCCTTCCTTATGTTTTTTTAAGTGCCGAGAAAGCGATGCTATTTCCTCTTGGGTTATGTCTCTTGTTTCAACTGTTTCGTTCATTTTTCCTCTTTCACGTCTGCCGCCTGTCGGCCAGCAAGAGCTACGGGCTGAAGTCAATATCAACCTTACTTCTTTTGCCTCGGCTGTTTATGTACCAAGCTGTACCTTTGGCTGGGTAGAAACCAAAACGCTTGCGGCATTCTGACTTCGAGATGTCTTCAGACATACCCACCTTTTCTGAATATAAACTGTAATCCGCACTCTCCTTCCTCCACGCTGCCCCCCACATAATGCAGCCGTGAAACTTGCGGATTCCTACCGTTGCAGGCCATACTTCGACATCGATATCATGATTATCTCTTGTTACATATACTGGTTTCATTTTCCTATCCCTTGTCCATTTTACCTAAATCCCCTAAGTTAAAGTTTTTTCTTGACTTTCCGAGTCAAGTTGGGTAATCTTCTTATTACCAGCCTCAAGGATGAGCAGTCGAATTGAGTCGTGAGGTTTCCTCTGCTCCAATTCAGCTAATTTGTTGGCCACCTCAAGGACGTCTGGATATGTAGTTTTAGTAAAAACTAAGTTTTCGATTGTTTGGTTTGCCATAAATTATTTTTCCTTTACTGTTTTTAATAAAGAATCGACTATCGGTCATTAGAAGTCAAGTAAAATCTTTGAAAATTCTTGAAATTTATTATTATCAAGTATTGTTATTGGCACAAATCTTGATAAGCTTTGAATTTATGGAGTGAAAATTTTTTATGGCAATGCACAAAAAACCATTCACGGTTGATGTTGATGAGCAGCTTTCTGATGCTTTTTCTGCGCAAGCTGATGAAAGGGGTTATACGAAATATCGGGCTATAGAGGGTGCTTTGCGAGCGTTTATAGCCTTGCCTGCGGGTTTGCAGGTCGATTTAATGGGCAATCAAATTTCCGATGTACTAACAATAATCAAGACGAAATTACTCGATGCGGATTTAATTGACCGGCTTGAGTCTTTGACTCCGAGTCAGCGCACAAAACTGGTTGCTCTTGCAAAAGAAAGCGCAAAGATAATTTCTCGGAAAAAGTAAGTTCTTTGACAATTTCGGTGATATTTTTTTCTGAGTCCTTCATGTTCGCGGTCCCTCCTAAACAACATATTTGCTATACAACAGGTTTAGAAGCTTGTCAATAGAAAATCCTAAAAAAATAGAAATTTTAGTTGAATGCCACTTATTGGCATAGAATAACCATTTTTTGAAAGGAAAAATAATGAAAAAGACAATTTGCTGTTTTCTCACTTTTACGATTTTCTATGCTGGTTGTGCTGGTCATGAGGCAAATCTGGTTCAAATTCGCCAGCTTGGAGATGAGCAAAAAACCTGTGATGCATTGTGGTCAGAAATGCATTATATTGACAACGAGATTTCCCGCTTGTTGCCTAAATCCGATAAAACTGGAAGTAATATTGCCCTGGGTGTGGCAGGTATGTTCTTTGTTATACCTTTTTTCTTTATGGATTTAAAGCAGGGCGAGAAAAAAGAGATTGAGGCATACAGGCAGCGGTATAACTATCTACTTATGATAACCTATCAGAGGGATTGCAAGTTGCCTCCCCCAATTACTAAGGAAACAACCAAAAAAATGGATAAATAACAATTTTTGAGGAGGCAGAATCATGTTCCTTAAGAAAATTGTGGCATTATTGGATAAAAGTGGCTCTGCATATTGGAAAAGTATTGACGGTTTAGAGTATACAAAACGCAATATTATGTCGCCGCAAGAGCTTGACGAGTTCCATCTAAAAACTTATGGGATTACTCGAACCAATCTAAATCAGCATTTTATTGGGGATTTGAGTAGGAATAGCTTGATACTCGAAATCGGCTCAAACATTGGTAATCAACTTTTGTTGCTTCAAAAAATGGGATTTCAACATCTAATGGGTTTTGAGATAAACAACTATGCGGTTCGTTGCGCTAATCGTAAAGGTGTGCAAACTCTACAATGTGATATTCTTAAGACCTCTAAATATGATTCGACTTTTGATTTGGTTTTCACATCGGGCGTACTAATGCACATTAATCCCCTTAAGATTAACACGGCCCTTGAGCATATAATAAAACGAACTCGCAAGTATATATGGGGCTTTGAGGCTTACGCCAAAAGTTATTCTCCTTTCATCTATAGAAAACGTACTGATTTACTATGGAAAGCTCCATTTGTCGACTTCTATACAAGATTAGGCTTAAAACTTATAAATGAGAAAAAACTAAAATGCAAAGAAACAGGGAATATTTATAGTATGTTTCTATTTCAAAAAACTTGGTCCAGGCTAAACTATGAGCACCCCCATTATCAGCCCAAAAACTCAACCTAACATAGATATTGAGCTAAAAAGCCCGGTCCCGTCCAGTATGTGAGCACTACGAAAGGATTAACTCCTTGACTTATTTTGGCAGTCGTTTGAGGATTTCTCTGAAAGCAGCTTCATTTTCTTTTCGCATCTCTTTTTGCTCAACAGAAAAAGTTTCTTGTTTTTTATCAATAGAATTTAGACGATATTCAATTATGCCGATTTGGCCTTCGTGCTTCTTGGCGGGTTTACATCCTTCCTCGTTCATAGTTTCAGTATCTCTTGCTATCACTTTTGTTTCTGCCTGTTGCCAGACCCACGCAGCTATACCACTGCCAAACAGACCTAACAGAATCAATATCAAATGAATCAATCTGAATTTCAGTCCACAACTATCTTTTGCCATTGCTGTTTTCCTTTCAGTTCAATCGAAAGCAGTTTCTTCTTGCTTCTTTGATGGTTTCAATCGTTCTCTACCTGCTTTTGTTGACCATACTCCCGTAAACATTGCCCTTGCTAAATCTTTTATGTCCTTCATCTCAAACAACACTTTACCCTGCCTATCTGTCAAGCCGCCACTTGAATAAACTATAATAGCATCTACCATTCTTGCCCATTGTACCCCACCTGGGATACCAAATACACCCGGCCCGTATCTTAGCATTTCATTTCTAAGTTTCCGCCAATTACCAGTTTCCAAAACATCATTTATGCCTTTGGCTACTCTTGTTCCCGTCTCTATCGGTGCTGGCAATCCTGCCGAGCCCGGTACAAATTCACCTGTTAATTTACGGGCAATCGGTGTTAGCCAGAATTCTCTAAATGGTATTGGAATCAAATCCCACCAAGACCATTTTTTCCCTCTTACTGCATTCGCTATCGTTTTTAATACTATTAACGAAGCCAGCCACCGAGTTACAGACCACATAGCATATAATTTTGAATCGGGTGGAGTACCTGTTCTGCCCGCCCATTCCCGGAATGTATTCGCAACTTCAAAGGCATAGGTTTGATACGGAGCTGCTGACTTTACAAGCAATGACCTTAATATCATTGGCTTGTCTTCATCGTTATACATACTTTGGGTTTTGCCGCCCCCATCAGAGGCGAAATTCTTTAGAGCTTCTCCTCTCAGTCCTCTTTTGAATCCTTGTATATGAGCAGCTCGTATTGAAGTTCCCGTAAGCAGTTTCTCTATTTCCGTCAAAAGAATTGTTGAGTAGTTTTCTATGAATTCACCAACTGTTTTCTGGGTTTTGATATTTTCACCCAAAAGATTCGAGGCATCCTGTCTTGTTACTCCGCCTCGTTTGGTAGATTTGACAATAAAAGAAAAATAATCCTGGGCCGCTTGTTTTCTGATAGATGGTTTTAACCATTGAAAAAATCCCCTGATTGTGTTTGGCAGTCCGTAACGACCTATTGTATTAGATAAGGATAATGGCTGTGTACTTAACGACCACGCTACATTTAGAGGAAAAACCGCTAAGTTTCTGAGTCTGTTGAAATATCTCAAACCGCCTCCTGCCCATTTGGGTAACTTAATGGCTCTATCTAATTTTGGCTTTATTCCTGCGTATGATGTTGCCGTCCATTCCGCCAGATATTCTGCAGACTTCTCAAGACCCTGCCCTCTTAATTGGTCAATAAATGCCTTGTTGTTTTGAATTATCGAAGTATTAAAAATATCCTTCGAAGCGGTCATTATGTAGCTCTCAGCTAATTCCCGAGCGCTCAATATTCTTTTGTCATAAGGAATATCAGCTTCTCTTGCTTGCGCTCTCGGATTAAAGGGCATATTAGGTTTTATATAATCGGGTAAATCTTTCTTCTCTAATATTTTTGCTGTTTTGTCGCGCAAAAATAACTGCTCCCATACTGTCGTATCTCTGAGAATGTTAGGTGAGTAATTCTGCCGATAAGGGATTTCATCCTGGCCTCTCATCAATCTTGCTGCGTTTTGCTCTTCAATCAAATCATCATAAAATTGTCTTAGTTCCTGTGCCGATTTAATAGATTCTTTGCTAAATGAAGCCAAAGTCTTTTTGTCCAAAATATTTTCAATTGGTATGTTCCTGTCGGTTGTTCCTATTTTTTCAAGAATCAAATTGATTTCCTTGTCTTTCGTAGAGCCTTTTTTGGCGGAAAGAATGTTTCGTATTTCAATAGTTTTTTCCTTCAACCAATTCAATTTTTGCAAAGTCATTTTGCGGGTGCGCCACAAAACAAATCGTTCTATCGGCCCGGCTTGGCCTTTTACCTTCAGTTTTTCTTTAATAGGAAGAGCGCCATCCATTTGCTGAATAGCCCTTGTAATATCCTGACCACCACCGAGTATAGGTTCAATGTCTTTGTACTTTTTATAAGTTGCCACTTCTTCAGGAACGAATACTCCCGATTTTCTCAAGGCGATTTTCACTTTGCCTTTTTTGCTGGTTCTCAAAGCAATCTTTTCTTTTATCGCTTGTTGAATAAGCAATTCTCTTAATTTGTGAATCCTCTTATTCGCAGTGATTGATGTAATCTTGCCGGATAATCGCAGACCATTAACTTTTTTCATCTGTTTGGTAATTCTTGGTATCTGCGATGTTTCTGGTAATTGATAAGACTGAAACGTATCTATGTGTTCAGTAAAAGATGTTCCCGCTGGCTCAAGTCCTACTTCACCCGCTTCGGCAGCAGTTATTTTTTCTTGAGTTCTAACTTCTTCCCTGAATATCTGAGCCTCTTTGCCTTTGAGTGGAATAGTAGGTGTCTCCGTAACTGGAATTTTGGGGGCTTTAGGAATCTTGGTTATTACTTCAGAAGGCTTTGTTATTACAACTTCTTTTGCCGGTTCTATTTTCTCTATGGTGATAGGTTTACCTATCTTAACAATAGCCTCTGGCTTCGCCTGTGTTGGTTTGGGGGGTACTATGGCAGCCTCAGCAGGCCGTTTGGCCACAGACGGTACAGCAGGGACGGACGGCACAACTGCTGGTGGCTGTACTGGGGCGGGTAGCAATCCTTTTATGACTGGGCGAGTACGCACAACGATATCAGGGATTGGTTTTTCAAGGTAGGCTCGAATAGCACGTTTTTGCTGTCTGGCCAAAATCCTGACACCATTTCTAAAAAATGCCTGTTCTGTTTTTGATAAATCTGTGAATTTTCTGCCGGTATCACGTTCAAAAATCTCTTTTATGCGAGCAGTGAAATTTTTTGTAAATTCATCTGGCTTAGTAGCAAGGAAATCAGCAAGTCGTGGATGCTCAGCGGAAAATTTGATTATAAACTTGTCTATGGCCTTTATTACGGATTGGCCGATTTTGGTTGAGGCAACCTTAGCAAAAGCCGGTCTAAGTATAAGGTCATTGCCAATTGAGAATGCTGCAAGTGCAGCAGCGTCTGTAATAGGGCCTATTGCACCCTGATAGCCATAATCCGTTTCAGGGTCTATTGCCTCAAGGATTTTCAAAGATACCTGCTCTCCGCTACCTGCTAATATTCCTAATTTGGCACCCTCAATCATTTTCCCAAATATACCTATGCTTTTCGGAGTACCCCCCAGTAAACCTAATTGTGAACCAATAGCTTGTCCAGTTCTGATTCGTCCGACAAACTCTACAATCTCACCGATAGTTCTTGTAAAACCTGATGGGTTGAATTCTGCCGCTTCTAATGTAGCTTGCTCAAAAGTTCTTCCTTTTGTCAATTCCGGGTTTATTCTGTTTATCGCAGCTACTACTATTTCCGGCGCATTAAACGTCAAACCCTGCAATAATTTCAGATTAAGAAATTGCAAACCACCACCGAATTTGTGTGCTATATCAATCGCCGGGTCTAACGCAGTCAAAATCACTCTCGAAGCCCTATCGCCTATCGTGTCCTCTGGTGCGAATTTCTGTGCCGCCGTTTTTATGCGGCTAATATAATCTCTGCGAATTTGCGGACTTATATCAAGAACAGATACTTCTGTCGGGAAAATAGGTGGTTCGCTGGGGTCTGCCGGTCGTTCAATATCCGTAAAGGATATATCCTCAATCTTAGGTGGTTGAGTTACAATAGGTGTAGCTAAATTATCGAAGTTGACACCCTCTATTTCCGGAGTCTCAGTTAGATTCTCGAAGGATATATCTTTAAGAGCCGGCACCCTGTATCCTCGCTAAAATGTTGGTTATTATCGTATCCAGATTTTCGGGGTTTTGGTCTATCTGGGTAAGTATCTGTTTTTTCTGTTCATCTGATAATCTATCCCAGACTGAATCAAGTCGTATATCAGGGGCAGATTGCAAACGAACGTTGGTATCAGATATTTCTTGAGTCGCTGTATCTTTGGCTTGAACTCCTGCTCTCAATTCCTTTCTGGCCTGTTTTACCTCTGGGCTGTTCGGGTTCCAACCTAATTTGATTTTATCTCCTGTAGCATTAACCGTGGAAGTATCAAACCTCTTGCTTTTTCGCCTGGCTTTTTTATCAAAGACAGCATCAAATTGCTTTTGTTGTCTATTAGAAGCGCCACTATAACCAAATTCAGCAGCCTTTTGTTTGTATTCCTCAATGAAATTATCCTGTGATATTGCATTATTGCCTGCTATTCGAGTTTCTTTTAAGTTGCCAAGGCCAGCTTGAACACTTTTTCTTACATTGAGAAGTTCATTTGGTGTATATGCTTTTTGTTGTTTTGTTGTTGGCTTTCCGAATCTTCGTGTTACTCCGCCTGTCGGACCCACTGTAACCCCAGTAGGCTCAAACCCTGTCGGAATTTGAGTTTTCGGCGTCAAAGCCTGCTTCAACCTCTGGCCGATAATAGTCTGTTGAATACTTTCTCTTATCCCGCCACCCTGCGGTTGGAATGCTCCACCGATTCTCTGCAATATACCGGGAATACCCCCGCTAAATTGAGGTTCCTGCTGCTGTCCTGCGACTGCGGCAATAGCTTCTACATCAGTCGCACCGCCGGCCATAGCCCTCGCTATCCTGTCAAGCGTCTGCCGCTCTCTACGCTTCTTCTCTGCTACTCCGAGAGTTTGTAGTAGGTTTGCTATCGCTTGAGCGCCTCGTTCCGTGCCTTCGGTTGGTCTCCTAAGCCTTCCTAATGACAATACTTGCTGTGCCATTTTATTTCACCTTATATTTTATGTTGTTGGTTTTTTTTTCGGAAACAAACTTGCTATTTGACCAATTTGCTCAATAAGACCAGGGAACGGAGGTTGAATAAATGCAGCTTGCCCTGGTTGGTCGCTAATAATAGACCGCAATAATGGTATTGTGAAAGTTTGCAACTGTTGTGATTCTATGGTCTCCTGCTGGAACAGAGCATCGAGTTCAGCTTGTGTAAATCCTTGTGCCCGTAATTCTTCCGTCAACCCAAGTGATTCGAGTATAGGAATTAAGCTTGTCCTGCGTGCCCTCTCCTCCGCTGCGAACGGCGCTAATGATGAAGCGAGCCTTTTAGAGACATCTGTTGTAACCCTGCCTAAAACATCACGACCCCCTGTCGTTGTTAAAGCGCCGGCACTCTGTAACATTCTACCTAATCGATTTGCAAGTAAATCACCTGTTTCGCGTGCTTCTAATATGATTCCCTGTACTTCAGGCAAACTGAGAAAATCCTGTGGCTGTATAAGTTCTTTCGCCGTTGTTCTGGCAAGTTGTCTCTCTTCGGTTACAGGCGGCAAAGGAGCTATCTCGCGCCGTGGCACAGCAGGTGGTTCGCCGGTGGCCAGTCCAAACAATTTCTTTCTTGCCTCTTCGGCCTCTTTTGACTGCGGTATTGGTTTGAACTTAATTGTTTCTCTGCCGCCAAATACAGTTTCTCTAAAACCCATTATGTACTCCTATTCTCTGGCCTCTAACTGTTCAAAACAATTCCAACCAGTTCATACTTATAACACTGTCCACATTCCCGCTTGACGATTCAATACTAACAGTAACATTATCTTTCATTTTTCGTTTCATTAGAATTGGCTATCTTCTCCAAAACCATCAATCATATATTCTACATCGAACGATATCAGACTTGCATCAGATGCATAAGTATCAGAAGCTCCTGCTTCCGAAGCATCTGCATCACGAAATATCCTGATATGCATATGGTCTTCACTCTGGACTCCAGACCCACTGATTATAATGTTTCCGGTTTCCAATACCTCATCCTGCAAACTTTGAGTAGCATCTACTATTATCGCCGTCGTAGTCGCTTCAGTTAATACCTCGTTATTTTCGTCCCTTGTAATATGATACTCAATTCCCCAGGTTACATCCCCTGCATTTCCGTTCGTTGGCGCCCAGTGAAAATGTGCCCTGAAATCCGTACCATTATCATAGTTGTGTAAAACTTCAAAAACCAAATGCGCTTCGTCATCAGTCGTAGTATCGAACTGGAATACCGGAGTAATACCCACAATAGCTTCTGTAGGGGCCGATGCTCCAGGTTTAAGTTTTTTAACTACGAACTGCATATCTTCCGACGCCCTTGCAGTACCGGTAAGGGTAATAAAACCATCAGTTGCCACCGATACGTTATTTGTGCCATCCCCTACTCTTATTGAGTCTGCAAAGTCGAATCTATCTTCATCTTCCATCCATTCAAATAATCCACTGTTCGTAGTACCTATAAATTCGACCCTTACATCCGTATCCGCTGCGCTCATATTAAACCTATGGGCGGTTGTAACGCTGTAATCCAGATAGCCGTCATTTAAGCTGTCAATAAATTCATTTTTATCTGTCTGGGTAAAACATAACTTGGCTGCTATAAGACTATCTGCTCCTGATATATCATATATCCCCCAGTTCTCATCGGCACCGCTTACAGAGGCGATATAGAGTCCATAAGCCTTTGATGTGCCCGCAGCATTACCAACAACTTCAAAATATCCCCCATAAGTATTGGCTATTATATCTCCTGCCGTCAGGCTGGGAGTATTAGTGGGCTTGCCGTACATTCCATAAACATTGGAAGTTAACGTCCGTCCTGCCTTGTTGAAAGTAACTGTAGTTAGAGCTTGGTTAAATAAGCCATAGTTATTTATGGTAAGGTCTTTATCTGCTGTTATGGGGTCTGTTGGTGTTCTTCTAAGTGTGCTGTTGAAAGTACCATAAATGTTTTCGGTTATAGTAGGTTGTATTCCCGCTGCGGCAGTGTGGGCGGAATCAACTTGAACAGTCTGATTTGTTCCATAAATAGTGTCCGTAACGGCAAAAGTCGATTCTGTTATGGGATGGTCAACATCTATAAAGACAAAAGCATTTGTCATAGTGGCGCCCGCAGTTCCAGGCGGCTCAAAATTCCTTACCAGATACATACCATACTGATTAGTACCATCTAAAGCAGTGGCTGGATTTGTATCGCCGTCAATTCTTATACAGGTATGGTCAGCGGCTAAAGGGGTATTAGTCAGTTTACCTGCCATTGTAATATCATCGGTAGAGGTCAATTGCTCAGCCTGAACCGTACCGGAGAACGTGCCATTGACTGCACTTGCGAGACTGCCATCGTCTAAAGTGGCCGTGCCATCCGTTAGGGATGTTCCTGTAATTGCCCCAGCACCTAAAGTGCCAGTCGTGGTAAGATTGTCATCATTAAAAGATATTGTACCTGTGCTGTCTGATATTACATTGCCATTTAAGTTGAGAGTATCGACATCTAAATTACCAAATGTTCCTAAACCCGTTGTGGTCAAGGCCGTATCGCCCATATTGAAAAGATTTTCAGAGGCGTCAAAGAAAACTGTTTTGGGTGCGCCTCCATCGTCAAAACGAAAGGAAATATCGCCGTCTTGAATATTATTAAATATATTAAAATGGCCAGTGGCTTCATCTGTCCACAAATCAACTTCGCCAGTTGATTCATTTCGGAATTTAACACGAGCATTGTCTTCTGCGTCGCCTAAAATTGTTAGATTTGTAAATTGCGGTGAATCAAGTATCCCTAACCCGATAGAAGTTCTTAAAGTAGCGCCTGTTTCTTCTTGAAACGTACCCGAGCCGGTTCCTACTAATATACCGGAATTTTGTGTAAATTCCGAATCTTTGATATATTGAGTATGGTCATCATCACCAAGACCTGTAAGTCCACCGTGGTCTACGCCGGTATCATTAACATCAAGCGTTATCGAACCCGCTCCATTCGTTACGGTTATTGCCGAACTGCCCGTGATTGTTGCCAATACAGGGTCGGTTGCGCCATCTCCTATCGGTATCTGGCCGTTAGAGGCCACACCAAGGGCTGTGATAGCCCCTACACCAGAACCTAACAAAATCCCTCCGTCAGTCAGTGATGTCGCTCCCGTTCCACCTATAGCCACCTCAAGAGTACCGGATGAGAAAAACGAACTCGCAGAATCGCCTGTCAGGGCATTTCCGGCCTCGGCATCGCCCGCAGCGTAATTGCCTGTAGTGTCCGTTGTCAAAGCCACTGAATTATTCTGAACCGAGCTTACAGTCCACGCCCCACCCACCGAGACATCTACATCACCGTAATCAGCGTCTTTTATTTTCGTTCCGTCTATCTCATCACCGGAGTTCCACTGCGTGTTACCAAGTGTAAAATCTCCGCCTGAAACTACTGACAAATCACTATTGAAAATTATCACGAAATTTCCAAATGACATTATTGGGTCGCCTTGTATTAAATCCCATTGCCATTGGAGAGTATTTTCGGAACCTGTACCCCATAAAAGTCCATTCAACTCAGTAGCATCGAAGCTTGGTGTATAGGTTGAACCTTCCCCTGTCGCCGTACCGTCTATTCCTGTTCCATCCGCCACGGTTGCAACATAATTACCTGTCGTATCGGTTCCTAAATCTATTGCTTCTGGATTGTAATTCGTACCATCGCCCATCAAAACAAAGCGATTAGTGTTAGTTGTCATAAACAGGTCATCGCCCAGTATTTTAAGGTCGCCGTTGAGTGATATAAAATCATTACCAAACGTCATCGCAGGGTCTGTGCCCGTAGCCCTGTTCCAAGTCCACACAATCGTATCAGTTGAGGCATCCCCCCACGTTCGATTTCCAAGTAATTCCGTAGGGTCGAAAGCGATAGTCAAGGCCGCACCTTCCGAACCACCATCGCCGCCGTCAATAGCAAGACCGTCTGTTATCGAGGCAACATAATTGCCAGTTGTATCTGTAGTGAGTGTTACGGTACTCCATCCTGTAACATCGGTGCCATCCCCTTTTAAGAATCCTGTCCCTATAACAAATTCATCCCACTTAGGCGTTGAATTTCCATATATTAAAGAACCCCTTGTCGGCGAGTCTGTTAAGGTATCAGTATGGGTCGCTGATAAAAGATTGTGCGAAAATGCTGTACTTGCATCGGACCACGACAAAATACCGGAACCATCAGTTACTATCGCCTGACCTGCCTGGCCATCGGCAGGCATCCAGAGATAATCTACACTCTCGGACATTGAGCCAGAAGCAGCTATGGAAAATGTTTGGGAATTATTTTGCCACAGAACACTCTCGCCATCACCAAAAACTGTAATAGTTGCCTGGCAAGTTATAGGTAACAAAAGCATTAGAAGAAATATAACTTTTTTCATTTGTTTATTCCCATATCTATGTTATTATAAGACAAGCCGACCGCTGGTATGTGCCAGCAACCGGCTCTAAACACAACCGTCTATTAAGGAGACGACTATGTCTGAGACCATCGTAACCAAAACCTGCCGTGTTTGCAAGCAGACCAAATCTATTACGGAATTTCATAAGAATCGAACAACTAAAGATGGCTATCAAAGCGAATGTATAGTTTGTCGTAAAGTACCTCAGCAAACCGAGAAAGACAAAAAACTCGATAGAAAGCGTTGTGCGAAATATAGTAGCACTAAACGAGGACAATCTATCAGAAAAACCTATCGACAAAGTGATATTGGTAAGGCAAACGCTCGCCGCTCTGCTAATGAGCGTAGAAGACGGTTTCCAGGACAGAGAAAGGCAATTAAAGCCGTTGAGAATGCCATCAGAATCGGCAACTTGCCCCGTCCTGATACTTTGCAATGCTACTACTGTACCAATCAAGCTAAAGAATACCATCATTGGCACGGTTATGCGCCCGAACATCAACTTGATGTCATTCCTGTTTGTCTTTCCTGTCATGGCAAAACTCGTAAAATAACTTAATTTTGCAAAATGGTTACGGACTCGAACCCAGCCTCGACACATAAGCACCTGCTATAAAATGTTGGCATACCCAATCAGTACCAACTAATCCAATTCTCGCGCTTCCAACCGCGTCCTTGCCACCAAAGTAAATCCATCCATCAGTATCCACCTGTATTACTGCAACGTCCTGAAACAAAAGTCTCCATTGCTTGTCAAGTTCCTCATACAATAATCTGAGATGATTTTGTATGTCCTCCAGTTTGTTCGATTGAAGGTCTTTCGGTCTCGGCAATTTTAGTGCTTTTCTCGCTCTCATCTTGAATCGTCGACCTCGAATTCTCTAAATAACATTCCTAAAAATTCCATCTGGTCTGTAGTTTCTATCTCGAACTCAAAAGACCTTGCCCGTTTATCGAAGGGAACGTGGACGATGACTGTCTCCGGCAAATTGGCGTCAACCATAGAAGCCGTACCTAACAATTGCCTGCTGGCTTCGGTGTCTCTCTTAACGTAGAGAGTAACTGAACCCGATGACTTTCTGTTCATTATCACATCAACGCCGTTGTTAATTCTTTTGAACAGATTAAGTGATTTCGGAACTGTTAGCGTTGTCGATATTTTCAATTTTCCGGTAAAATCATTACCATCATCTTTGTCGGCCCTGTGCAAATCAAACGTATTACCTAAATAGTCCGAGGCCAAGTCCAGCGGAAAACCTACAACGTTTCTTTGGGTATCGTAGAGCAGCCAATCAGCACCCCAGTCGGCGTAAGTATCGAATGGCAGAGTGTCATAAGTAAATGCTTCCTGTTGCGTGAAGTCGCCGAAAGCCCGCACTGGAATCTTGTAAATAAAACTCCTGCCACTATCCGGGTGAAATGCAATTATCGTATCGTTCGTATCACTGCCACTACTCGGTATCGCCCACCATATCTCCTCGAACTCCTCAATGTAAGTTCCCTGTATGAACTCAGATTGTGCGGTATTCAATCCCTTTACAGTTATATCCACTGCCGTACTTATTGGTTGTGGTGTGTTTATTTCGCGGATAGTAAGGTCTGACCCCATCCAATACAGTCTGCCTGCCTTATCGTTTATCAGCGAATCAGCCGATAAATTCCCTACTTTAAGTGTGTACTCCTCCCATTCGAATACGGTGTCAGCTGTAACCAGCCAACTCCTGTGCATACTATCTTGTTTTGCTATTACAAGGTCGTCACCATGCCTTGCAAAACCCATAAGAAAGCCTGGGGTCGTAGTGAATTCTTTGCGACCCGCATCGCTTGAGCCATTCTCATCGAAGTCTATTGCCGAGCCACCGGTAGCAAGTCCGGCCCATCTCTCCCGTTGCGGATATACCGTCCCCGCCTCCGTGGTATAGCCCAAAATCAGGTATCTCTCGTAAGAGAATATATGTTTGCACTTCGTCAGCCTGTTGGCTGTGCCTTCATAGTCAATACCATCTGCATTATCAAGGGCAGCGAAAGCATTGGAGACGCTGCTATCGACATTCCACCATAAAACAAAATCTGAATTATTTGTTGCAACCACGTTTCTTAAATGGTCTGTAATCTCCCAGCGGAAAACATTAGCCGGGTCGGTAGTTGTCCATTTGACTGTCAAAGACCGGTCTGACTGTAGCCATAGCAGAATATGGTATTTCGTCCCTAACAGCAGATGTTCCGTCCCCGTCCCCTGCCTTATATGCCTGTGATATTCTATAACAGGTGTCGCACCTACGAAGACATTGCCCGGCGTTGCACCAGCAGCCTCTAAAGTTTCAGCGGTTACTATCGTGCTGGTAGTTGGCAGGGTATCGACTGTGAAAGTGATATTATTACCCGCCGTAGTCCCGCCATTTATTCGTATCGTAGCACCGACCGCCAGGACGGTAGCCCCCGCCGAATGGTCTCCTGTAATAGTAATTGTCTTGGTGCCTGTATTTATACCGGTTATCACATAAACATCGGTCGGGGCTTTTATCTTTACCGTCTCACTGTCAAATAGGTCTGGAAGCCTGCCACGAAGCCTGTCATAACGTCCGTAACGATGATGCACATTCTCCGAACCTTTTGCCATAAAAACCTCAGACAAAAGGACTGTCGGTATATTCTCAGCGATACCGCCTTTTTGAGATATTACCGCAAAGTCAGGCATTTAATTTCTCGGCCTCAAGAGAATAAATTTCAGTATATCTTCCATAAACCCAGGCTTTACACTCGATGCTTCGACCTTAACTCCATCCTGTTCTATCATCATTGTCATCTCTCTGTCAAAAACCACCTCTACATGATTTGAGTCGTGTATGTAAATATGTCCTCGATGCAGACCAGGCTTACACCCCGCTATGAACAACATCGATATTATAAGTAATTTTTGCATTTAGTTATTCTTCCCGATACAACATAGAGACAAAACGAAAATACTTACGATTACGCCTGTTAATATTCCTAAAAAAAACATTTGGTATCCTGTTAAATTTTATAAAATATAATCAATTTTAACTCTGAATTTATTACCTTGGATAAGAGAACCTACATTTCTTATAACCACATTCGTAGCATCAACTACCACGGTTACTGATGTAGAAGAAGTTCCTTGGAATGCTTCGCTAACAAGATATGAAGTGAAAGTCGTATCCTCAAAAACAAGGACAGTTACTGAAAAAATATTGTCTATTCCCGTAATACCGTGAACTACACTTGTCGAAGAATCGGCATCAAGCGTGCCAGTTAAGTATTTCGTGTAAACTTTTGTTTTTACAGAATCTACATCAACATTACTAAATCCACCTTCAGAATCATGCTGGACGGTATCACCTGTTTTCGCATAATTCAAATCGACTATAGTTCTATCACCGTCGGCGGTTTGGGTGGCTGCATCAAGAACCGCACCATCCGGCAAGGTTGCTGAATCAGAGGTATTAGCCTTAATCAAATTGACCGAACCCGTTCCGGCATTATCCGTTGCAGTCAAATAGGTGTTGTTGGCGAGATTATTTCCTTTGCTGGTGAGTACAAGCTCGTTTTCGTCCTCATCTGTCCAAGTAAATTCAGCTTTACTGCCTACGTCTTTTACTCGAATATGCCCGTGGTCGGCTGCTACTGTAGGCGTTGCGGCTATTGGAGCGTGGAACAAACAAAATCTAAATTCACCCGCATCTGCATCAGAAACTTCCGTTCCGGTCAACGGCCAGTACATACAAACATTCATTCGCTCCTGAACGGCGGCCTTGATTTCTCGCATCCTGTCATCAGCTTCGGCCGGCGAATCCGAACCTGCGGGTGTAACAATATCGTAGGTAAAGGAAAAAGTTGTAGCATAGATTACACCCACCCAAATCAACAGACAAATAGATACAACAGCGATTAGACCCCAATTCACTTTTTTTATTTTTTCCATTTTATTTCCCTTTCTTAATTGACATTCGGTTATCGTCTTGTACAATAGTAATATGATTAATTGCGAACAATGTGGCAAAAGATACAATAGATTTTATTCAGCAAAAATATCATCTTGGTTAATTCTTTTTTCTCCAATCCAATATGCCCTGGCAAACAATCCCGACTATAGCGATGAACCCGATGATGACCGCTATTTTGAAATCCATTGTGTCTTTGAGGGACAAGGCCGTTATTGCCCCCATCCCTATACCTATTTTCCGCCAACCCTCGATTTTGGTTTTTTGCTCTTCCATTTTAATCCTCTACGTTAAAGGAATTGCATTTGCTATGTCATCGGCATCAGCTTTGACTTCCGCCACTGCCGCCACAATCTCGGCGTGGCTTTCGTTTATCGCTTTGACCTTATCGTATATCACCGAGATATTAACCGTCATACCAGGCTTGTACCGACCTGATATATGAGGTTTGCCGGCCACACCCGTAATCTCATCAGCCTCTCTCTCTGTTATCTCGACTATGTATGCCGTCTCGCTCGGCGTTGTTTTATTCACTTTCCCGATTCCTAAGAATTTCATAATTAACCTCCAACAATACCCGGCTGGATATTACGATTGGCCACTGCCGCACTCATTTCTCTGTCGTACATAGGACTCCATATCGCAATACTGCTGGTACGTTTCGTAGCAATTGCTTTCCAAAAAGTTGTGCCGGCAAACATCAAGCTCTCGAACTCGGTCTCGAACTCGATACTGTCAGCATCTTTGGCGTGGTTTTTGCGATACTCGATAAGTGTGGTATATGCCTGGTTAGCAGGCCGCCATAAGAAAAATTGCTTATTGAATTCACTATACTCCTCAGTTACTCCACTGGTATTATCATTATGCCTTAGTTCCCTATATTCCTGATGTCCCCCGCGAAGTTTAATCAAAGGTGTTTTCTCTACGCCTGACCCATCTATCAAGGTTATATTTATCACCCCGCCTTTACGAAATCCTGTCGGGTAAGCAAGAGTCGTACTACCATCCACAAGGGTCTGGGTCGCATCTGTACCTACGAGCAAACCCCTGTTAGACATGTCAGTCAGGGTCTTTATGATTGCACGGTCAAGGTCAGTGCTACCTGCTGCTAATCCGAGTTGAAGATTCTCGTTCACATCTGTTATAATGTCTGCTTTTACAATTACTGCCATAATCATCCTCAAAAAAGGGCTGGAGGCGATTTTAAGGAGGAGATAAGAATCGCCTCCGCCCTGAAAAACTAAGTTACTCTGTTGGTTGCAGACCCACTCTGTAAACCATTTTCATACCATAGATGTTGTAATCGTCGGCAGCAGCAGTTCCGGTAAGTTCAAAAATTAGAACATCACCAGGGCCTAAATCAGCTTCATTGCCGATACCCGCTGAATTAGTTACTAAACTCTTAAATGCTCTTGTACCGTCATCGGCAGCTACAATCGTGTCGGTTATGATCGGGGTCGTGTTAGCATTCCCATCATACTCAAAAATTCTGACATCAATGTTACATTCCTCTGCGGCTTGTTCATCGATATCAAAGGTGAGAATGACATCGGCCTGTGTTCCGGTATCAACCCAATCATCAGGCATTGTGATCATAAACCGAATAAAATCAGTTTCGGTATCACTTCCAACATAGCCTTCTGTTGAACCAATTTCAGCGGCTCCGCTTGTTAAGCCTACACAAAGCAATCCCTGGCCTGGATAGACAATCATTTCAGAAGCAGATACTATACCTGCACCGAAATTGAAGTAGATGCCTTTATGTTCAAAGCCACCTACGCTTGTCAAAAGACCAGCGGCGTCGCCGGCAATTAGACTTAGAACATCAGCGGCGTCGATTGTAACATCACCATTTTCAGCACCGTCCGCATTAACTTGAACGGCGCCGTCTGAGGTTTCAAGGACAACGGCAAAGCCTGCAACCGTCCCTGCGGCATTTAATCGAATCTGGTTAGCTGCGGCCAAACTCGAAAGAAGCTCTATTCCACCGAGGTCACTTGTTATTTGAATCGAAGCTGCTCCGTCAGTAGCACTTGTGCCGGTGTCGTTAAGGAGTTTCATAGTCGAAAGCGTATCACCGTCAACTATAATATACACTGCATTCGCAACATTTTCCTCGGCTTCAATCTCAATTCTTCCGAGAACAGAGTCGAGGTTCAAGTCGCCACCGGCTGCATTAGTCGCAATAGTAACGGCGGCCGCTCCGGTTCCCTGAACATTGTTGATTACAATGGTTTCGTTCGTGCCGCCATTGGTTTCTACCCTAATCGCATTAGCAAGATTAGCTGTGGTGTAAAGACTTATGCCACCATCATCGGAATGCAATTGTACTGAGGCGTCGTGTTCAGTAGTTGCCGAGACACCTGTGCCCTGATTAGAGTACACATTTACTGACCCTGATGTGCCGCCATTTTCTTCAAGATGTACTGTGTTCTGTATATTTTCTGTTGCAGTTCCAATAATTCTGCCACCTGTCGCAGTAATATCAATATCAAACGTTGCAGCGGCTTCAATATCAACACCACCAGCAGGAGCACGAACAATTACCGCGGTAGCTATTGCTTCGCCGCCATCGATAATCACCGAACCCGCCGTTGCATCTATTGTAATATCTGCCCCAGCATCGGTCGTAGTGGTAGAATGAGCAGCATCACTACTCAGCGTATATGTACTTGTGGTGTCAAGGGTCAATGCTCCCGCAGTTGAACTTCCAAGCGTTACCGTTCCTGTCGAGGTCCCGGTGTTAATCGAGGTGTTGAAATTGGAGCTGGCATTGATACTGGCCGCTCCGCCTGTCCAAGTGAAAGAAGGAACACCCTCGTCGATAAGCAACCCAATGTCCGTTCCTACCATTACCCGAAAATCACCATTTGTTGCAGCGTCATTAGCGCCTATCCTGAAAATTGCACCGTCAGAAGCAGGAGTCCACGTCAAAAGGTCAGGCGTCGCACCGGCATTTAACACCCAGTCCGAACTCGTACCCATCGTTATCGATTCGGCGTCTAAATACTGAGACGTTGTAATCGAAGTCAGATAACTCGGGAAAACAAGCGTACCTTCGGATGATGTTCGAGTCCTGTGATTAGCATTAGTAGCGATATTCGTACCGTCAGTGATGCTAAAGTCATAACCGTCCGGGCCAAACCAACTCATAAGCCCATTAACCAGCGTTGTATTTGTCGAGCCGGTCGTCATGGGTATCGTGATAGTGTTTTGCCGGCCCCTGTCAGAGTATATCACAGCATTCGTTGTGGTATCAGGAGCGTATATCTCGACAGATGAAATATCAGTTACTCTCACACCACGTTCATCAACTATCTCTACTTCGTGATATACATCCCCGTAATCTCTTGCCAATGCTGTACTAAAAGGCAGCAAGGCAAGCATAATCAGTGTTAGTGTTAATTGCTTCATTTTATACTTCCTTTCTGCTTTTAAGCATCGACAATTACTTCGGTGTCAAGGCAATAAATGGCCTCATCCGACCCCGGAGTGGTTGTTCCATGAGCATTAAATATTGTGCGTTTCACTCCATAGAGCATATCAACCTTGACTTTGGGTTTGTTGTTGTCTACGAAGTCCTCAGACCAACCGGGCTTTTGTGCCCAGCCAAAAACCATAGCCTGAGCACCCATAAACAATGCCCTTGCTACAGTCCTGCCACTTGCTACAGCATCAGTCGTGGCCGTTCTGCCTGCATTAAGCAGGAAACCTTCTGCAAGCGTTGTGCCGCCTGCACCAGTCCTTTTAGCGACTCGGTCGTATTCGAATACCAGCATCCCGTCCCAGTAGAACTCGGCACCTGTAAATATCGGGTTCAAATTCCCCCTGACCTGGGCTGCTGATACCATTGCACGATAGCCGTTGTTTCCTGTTTCTGCCTTAATAGCTTTGATTTGAAGTGGGTCCATCAAAACTATCATAATCTTGGCTAAGACAGGGCCACGAAACTTACCTGACCTTATATCATCAGGGTTCGCACCAGACAGATTGTGGATAATCACCGGACGGAACTTGGGGGTTGCGGCTATTGCCCGGCGTTTGATTGCCTCCATAATCACTGTGCCGGCAAGATTGCTTGTCTGTGTACCCGCTGTTAGAAGTGCATCGGTCGCGTAACTAACACCGCTATTCCCAAGTGCTCCTGCCGCATCCTGACCACCGTAATAAATACGGTCGGAAGTCGGGTAGGTTTCGTTGATAGTCGTGATTGCCGACCCTGATGAGTTTTCGTTGTAAAGACCCGCCGCGGATGTTGCAATATCGGTCTCAAGAGCCTCTGAAACCCATTCACCCAAATCTTCTTTTCCATCTTCACGAATATTCGTTGCTGTTAATTGTTCACTCATTTTACCGGCTGAAACATAGGAATGTGCTCTTTCAGCCATAATAAGAGACATATTCCGTCTCTTAATCTGTTCCTCGTTGCCGGTTGTATTGCCGTCGTTACCTACACCTGTACCACTCATCGGGTCGCGTGATTCAACTACGATTGTCCCACCCTTTTTTGTGGTAAGGTCGGTATTCACGTGGATAAGACTATTCTTGTCCTTACCCATCATCTGGGTAAAAAACATATTCTGAAGACCGTAAACGAATACGGCCTGAGACCAGATAGTCTGAGCACGCGGGTCGGCAAATGCAAAACTCGTACTTGGCATTGTAATGCTCCTTTTCAATTAGGAGCAAATCGTCTACAGTTGTGCAGCAGCTACTGTCTGCGCATCAGCTTGCTCAGCAACTTCTTTAAGTATCTGCTGCTGCGAAGGCACTGTTTTTGCTTCCGCTTCGGTCTTCTCTTTTGCTTCTGCTTCCGATTTGCTCGGCTTCTTTTCGGGAGCAGTGTCAGTTTCAGATGCAGGTTTATTCCGCTCTAAAGCAACCTTGGATTTGGCATAAGCAAGTTCACCGAAATTATCACCGGCAGCAGCTATATCAACGAGTTCACCTTGTGTCAGCAGCCCATCAGCGGCCTTTACAACATCCGACCAGTCCTTGTGCTCAGCCCTTGCCTTATTAGTTGAGGCTAATTGCTTAGCTCCAAGTTGCTGGGCTACTGAGTCAGCAGCTCTTTTATTAGCCACTTGCTGATTATAGATGTCGTTCTGCTCGATAATCGTTGGTGATACTGTCATATCTTCTTTGTCAATGCCTTCGGCTGCCTGCCTCTCAATCTCCAACTGGAGTGGCGACTTTGAGGCTGGAGCATTTTGTGTCTGTGCTTGCTTTATCGCAACTAATTCACCTTCTGCTCTTGCCTGGGCTACCTCTGCCGCCTGAGCACGCTCTCTCAAGGCTACGTGCTTGGCTACGGGCACCGTCTGCTGTTCCGGCTCCTCAGCCGGAGAAGTTCCTTCCCTGGCTGAAGCATCTGAATCAGTGGCATCCAAAGCCGCCTGAGCCAAATCCTGCTCTTCACTACTTTCACTACTCTCTTGTTTAGTTTCGTCCGTCATTTCAGAACTCCTTTTTTCCGGCTGAGCGAGCCGTGCGTCCTGCGAACCCCGCAGTAGGGGGCAATTTTTTACTGAAATTGCCAAAAACATCTCTGTAACATACAGAGTCTCGCAATAACCCTTGCGATGAGGTGAACTGGTTGAGGCCCTTGGCCCCGCCGCTATCCCATATAGCTAAGATGTCATTGCTTTCTTAGTATCAGTGATTTCCTGTCGCAAAACAGTTCGTGCTGCTTCCAAAAGTTCTTTGTCGGCCTTGATTTCTCGTATCTCTCTTTTTATCTCAGCGAACCGTTTCATAGTTCTCGCTGCATCCTCAATCATAAAACGCTTTTCTTCCGAACCTTTGATAGCCGACAATCTCTTTTTCTTAATTGCAATAGGCATTTCTTCTACTCCGGCCATTACTTAACATCCTTCCGCTTCATCAACCGAGAATATCGCAATACATCCGCAGAACTTGGTTGCATTACCGCTCGGCCCTCATTCATCTTGGGTGCTATGCGAGCAATAAAAGCCTTTTCTTCAGCATTCAAAGGCACCTTGGCCAACGCTGCTTCTCCTTCCGCTGCTTTCGCAGCCTTTTTCTTGTTAGTGGCATCGACCTTAGCCCTCCGGGCCTGGTCGGCCTCCTCCTCAATCTGCTTTTTCGACTTTACAGGCTTTGCCTCAGCCGTGACTTCTTTTGCCGCTACTTCGTTGGCCTTAGGTGCTTCTACCCCTTCGTTTGGTTTTTCCACTACTTCTGTCTTTGCCATTGCTTCATTCCTTTCTCTGTGGGCAACAAAAAAAGAGCAAGTAAATGGGTAAGCACTTACCTGCTCTTTAATTTGTTCTTACGTAGCCTCAAGCCTGCCGACTGTCAGCTAACCCAATATTTAGTTTTTAATTGATTCCTGTGATTATCTCTTTTCCCGGCACTGCAATAATAGGCATTAACTTTATCTTGACTTTTTCAGGCAGACTAAGTGTTACCATTTCCGTCTCTTCGTCATAAGATATATTTGTGGCATCGTCGCCCTTTACTTTACTGAACGCATCTAATTGTTCAATTGACAGACTGACTTTGCCCCCTGTCTTAGCAAGAAGCAATACCATAAACGCCTCTGCCCAGTGAGGTTTCGGTTGCAGCTTTTTGTTATCGTGCCGTTTCTTTCTTGGTTTTTTGTCTTCAATCGGCCTAATCATTTTCTCGGCCTCCTCGGCTTTGGTTTGCCTTTATGTGAGTCTGGGTGTTTTGACATTTCAATATCTCCTTATCTTCGTGCCTGATTTAAGGGGTATAATCCACCTCACCTTGCCATCCATTTGATTTTGTCGTAGTCAATAGGACTTTCCCCTTTTGCTTCGAGAATCCATTCGTTAGGGTCATATATCGTAACGGCAGTTTCTTCCAGCTTCCTCACTCTCTCTGCCAACTCAGCCGGATTTTCAAACTCTAATGCTCTAACCCTTCCTGCCAATTCGTTCACATCCTGGATTTGTTTATTTATTAGCTGCATCTGCACAAAGTTTAACCTGGCATTGTTATCATTACCAAAGAAACTCTGGAACACAGCAGACGGCTCACCTCGGCCCCATCTTTCTTGCAGCGTTTGGGCTTCCTGGCAGCCACACACTGCCAAAGATAGCGCAACTAACATTATCGCTATCACACACATTTCAATTGTTCTCATCTCTTTTTTCCTTAAAATAAAGTAAATATGCTTTACCAATCTTACGTACTGATTCCCACAGGTCATCCGAGCCTTCTACCATAAATAAGTCACTATGTTTTTCTCGCCAATAGTCATCAAGGTCGTGAACCTCTTTAGTCGCAACATCATCGCCAAATGCCCAACGCAGACACTCCTCAGTATCAGTTACGCCAACGGAAAGTAGAATATCTGTTGCTTTACTGTGAAACGAGGGTGGCTTAGAGGATATTCCTCCTATTCTCCACCAACCCATCAACAAACCAAAAAGTAATACTAATCCTCCTCCACACACTACAATAATTAACAATTGCTTCTTCACTTGCGACTCCAATCAATCCTGTCATAACCTTTGCGAAAATTCTTTACCGCTCCCGGTGTTCTTCTACCCTCGAATTTCTTCTCCTGTCCGGGTGCCCAGCCAAAACCTGATTGCTCGAAAGTCAATTCTGTTTTGTTCGGACTGAAATTTCTTGATTTTATCAGCATTTACGCACTCCTCGCCCCTGCCAAAGCTTCCATCTTGCGTCGCCTGCCAAGTTTCAACTTCTCTTTGTTGGGAACGTCAGTAGCCTCTATCAAATCCTCGCCGTCAAGGCCCACATCACCGGCCTCTAAGAGTAGCTTCTGCAACTCAAATGTCTCAGTCGCATTAATAGCACGCATAGTTTCAGCCATCGGCGAAGTAGTTACCTTCGTACTGTATTTACCTGCTTTCATACGGTGAATCAAGCCCAAAAGCATTTCTTCAGCTATCGGGATGGCTGCCTGCTCTACCTGTTCAACAAACTGTTGGAACAAAGCCATTTCTTCCTGAAAAGTCTCCAGTATTTGGGCTTGTTGCTCAGCGGGTGCATTGCGAGTCCTTATCGGGTTCGGAGGCTTTGGTTGTTGTGGAATACGTCCACCCTGTTGCTGTAATTGATTGATAATAATACCTTTGGCCTTGTCCATAATCTCCTCGCCAAGCAAGGCATCTTTATCAACTATTTCCCTTATCTCGTCTTCGCTAAAAATGTCGTTTTTTCGAATAATATCAACGATTAAATCGCCAAAAATTGCAAGTGTGTATTGCCAGTTAAGATGAAGCGATAACGAACCTTGCGTTTCACTCTCTTTTTTAAGAAATATCGCCCGGCCTGAAAGTGCTTTCGTATCCTTTTCCGGTATCTCTGTTCGAATACCTGTTATAGTTCTGGCGTTATTCATCGCCTGTTGAGTAAAATTCTCATATTGAGCACCGGCGAAGCTCGGAGGGTCTAAAGCCTCTACCTTGCCGCCACCTCTTGATTCGTCGATAACAATCCCATCTTCACCACCATGCGCACTCAACCAATCAACAAAATCACCCCCCAAGTCTTTCGTTATTCTATAGCCCGACCTTGCGATTTGCCTAATCAAATTCAAGGCCATTGAGTGTGTCCAGTTAATTTCTTCCTGAGTGCCAATAAGGTCTTCCGCTATACCTGATTTGTACCCATTAACCCAATAGGGCCAGAAGAACACGATAGGGAACATCTGAACACCATTCAGTTCATCCACGCGGTCTTCAAGAAAAGTATCCTTGACCCGGATAGTATGATGCATAACATACGCAGTTACTTCTTTGATTTCAAAGATTTCAGGGTTTGCTTTGGTTGCTTTTTTGGCTGCTGCAATATCTTCGTCTTTATGTAAAAATTGAGAATCTATCTCGGATTCCCGCTTATCGTACCAATGAACACACTTTTTAGGCTCTCTCCACCAAGTATGAGATTTGAGATAGCGGCTCTTTGTCATTACCTCAATATCAGTTCGCTCCCTACTGCTAAACGAGCCTGTCTCCTTTGTAGCCCTCCTGCCAGTCATCCAGTCGATAATGCCATTGATATTACCAGCTGCAACTTCAAGAAATGACTGTCCTCCACGAGCCTCAAGTTCTTCCTTTTGGTCTGGGTACTCTTCTTCAAGAAATTCTTTGTCTACCCACTCCTCCCAGATTACATACTTCGCACCAGTAGTTAGCTTGTTGGGATTGTATGAAGTGGTATTCGGGTCAATTAATGTGTTATGCTCGACAAGCCGCTCAATCCGCAAATTGGCATGCTTGGGGTCATCTGTTTTGTCAATAAATACCCCCATTGCACCTTGCCCGGACGATAGCCCGCTTTCGAATGTTTGTGACTTTTCATATCTTATCCTCTCGGAATCAGCCGCTTGTTTGGTCAAAGCAGTTAATATCCGCGCCACCGTAGCTGTGCCATCCCGGGTATTCTCAACTATGAAATCCTGTGGGTTCTTTATTTCCGCTCCTGCAACCTGCTTTATCTGTGATTTTACAATCGGAATGGTTAAAGTGAACTTGCGTTTCCGCCGAGCCGCTTCTTTGACAGCCGGGTCCCACTGCAAATCGCCACCAATAACGAAGTCCTCGGCTTTTCTCATACGGTCGAAGAAGTTGGCCGAACCTGATACACCGTCAGCTCGCATTTGTACGACTTTACGAAGTATCTCGTCATCTGTTTTTGGATGTCTTAAATCTTCATCTGCCATTTATCATCTCACATGGACATCGGGCCTAACGCCCTCTGGCGATTCCTTTCGCGGTCTCTATCGCTTACGGGCTTGGCATTTATCTTGTGCCACGCCCATAATGCTATTACATAAGTATCTCCCCTGTCTGGGCTATTACCTAAACGTTCTTTGATTTTCTTCTTGCTCTCCACAAGTATCCTACCACCCCTAAAATCATAGCTTGGCGTGCATAGCTGGCCTCTGGTCTTATCGTCCATATTCTTGCAGATAACAGGACAGTTGGTTATCCTGTCGAATATGCCATCACTCAAAACCTTGCTTGCAATGTGCCAAGCTTCGGCCCTTACATTATAAAACTTTTCTGGATATTGCGATTTGCCTTGCGGGGTATATTCTATAACATGCTTTTTCATACCCATCAAGTCCGTAATGACTGCCGCACCGATATCAGAACCTATAGACTCCACAACAATCGGGCAATCGTTATTTTGAGCACTCATCATTGCCAACCTGCTGGCTATCTGGTCGTGATTGCAATAGGGCAAAATAACTTGTTTCTCAATCTCAGCATTATCCATTTGGAATATTGGGCACTCGTCATCACCATATCTGGCTGTATCGCAAACTAAATATCTCTTGTGTACTCGCTCAGTTGCCATTCTATCTTTTGCCGCTCTAAGCCAGGATTCCTTGATTACCTGGTCAGCCCCTTCGATAGCTGACCAGTCACCATCTTTGTACGCCTTAAGCAGTTCCGGGCGGTGCCCAAAAGCCTCTTCGAGTGTCCGAATATAATCTGTTGGCAGGTGCGGATTATCTGTAGGCAACGCCGGTATGAATCGACTATTCTCCCTCGGATTGAGTATGAATTCCTCCCTCAACCAGCATTGCCTCGGATTCGCGGTGTAAAGTTCTTTGAACGGGATTTTAAGCGGTTTATCATCCGGGCCTTTGAGTATCATTCGCAACGAAGCAAGTACGGTGCTAACCTCATCTCTGGTAACTTCCTCCGCTTGGTCAATAGCAATTATGATATACTCAGCCGAGTTAAACTTATTGATATTCTCTTGCTTATCCAAACCCCCATAATCAATAGCCACACGGTCAGCTATCAAGATGTGCTTAGGGTCTTTCTCAGTAGCACCGTGGAGACTATAATATTGCTCGGGAATAACTTCACGCCAAGTCTGCAAAGTCGTCCCTGTAAGGTCCGTAGCCTGCTTGCGGCCGAACCAAGCAATGTGAGGTGGATTTTTAGATGGTTGGAGCTTAGCTTGGACCATTATTGCCCAGACCATCGTAAACAACCATACAACCAGGAAATACGACTTACCTCCGCCTTTGGCACCGCCAAACAAAATTCGGCGTACCCTCGGGTCATCTAAGGCGTCCCATGCCATAGACTGGCGCTTCGTTAAGTTCGTCTGTAACTGTACCTTAACCATTTTTGCTTATCTGTGGCGGCAACAAACTAATTTCGCCACTATGTCTGTATTCCTGCTTATCTATCCACCCCGCCCTATTCTTGAGCCATATAAATGCTGCGGCTGTGTCGGGCGGGTAATGCTTAGTGGTTTTAACTATAGTTACTTCTCCGTCTGTGCAGAATATCTTATCTTCCGGGTGCTCATAGCCTTTCGCTCTTAAAAACAATCTTTCGGCTACTTCTGCATCTGCTTGAATCTTCCCTTTTTTTAGGGACTCGGAAAACTTAGGATGCACCTTTTTCCATTCGTTTATTGTGTCCTCATTAACTTCAAAGAAATCCGCTAATACTGCATCCGTTGCTCCCAAAAGGCACAATTTATATGCTTGCTCATTATATGTACGTTTATACTTTGTAGGTCTACCGCCTGCCATTACTCAAACACCCTTCGTAATTCACCAATAGTTTCTTGGAATTCAGCAATTGCTTCTTGTGCATCAGCTTTAAGAACTTGCTGCACCTCTACTTGAGGATTGATAGCCTCTAAATGACCTGCAGCTTGAGATATTAACCCTTCGACAATAGTTACTTGAATGATATTTAGATTTGCACCAGTTACTTTTGCCATATTTAAATGCACATTCTTTAATCTTAGAAACCTTTGTACCTGCTGTTCAGTTACCTCAGAGCCTATTAACTCACGTTTCCAGCCCTTTTCTAACTTAAACTTTTTTTCTGTTTTTACTCCCAATGCCAGTAATTGTTTCTTATTCCAAGCACCATTTTCACTTAATCCTTGTTCTAATATAGATTCTGTTACTATCATAGAGTTTATTCTATCTCTTTAACAAATCTGCGCTTCGATAAGACCAGACTGCTATGAAGCAACTTTTAGGCCGAAAGCAGGAAAAAATGCTACGACTACTAAAAGCTTATGAACACAATTCATTTATAGGCTAATATAAGTCTTTTATTCTGCGCTTACGATTGAGCCGTCGAGCACTCGCAATCAACTGAGCAGTTATGGCTTGCAGGTCTTGTGTATTGCAAGCAACTGCTGCTTTCGTTAAGACCCTCCCGCATTAGCCCAGTTGACGACTGATACGGTTGTGGGGATGCAAAGTTGGCAAGCAGAGCCCCCGACCTATCCTGACCTATAAAGTGAATTGCTGTTTGTCTTTGCCTACCGGACTGACCTATAGGCCAGCTTGTCCCTCGGCTATTAAAAAATGCAGGCCCCGACAGTTTCCCGCCAAAGGCCTGCAATTCACTTCTTATTTGACCACACAAACATCGAAAAAGATTAGTAATTCTACCACACTTCCGACAAGTATACCAGTCAATTCCGATGTTGAGTTTCATATATTACAATATAGATAATCTATTTCCCGTGTCAATAGTTAATTTTGCGGCGATTTGTAAGTCCTTGCTTATCAAAGACTTATAGCTTAAAATAATTATTTTCCCGTAAAACTAAATATCCAAACCCATTTTCCATTTGACTTTTATAGGCCAATAGACGATATTGTAATTATGAAGTACACGGCGAAACAATCCAAAATTAAACTATGCAGGTCAGAGTTGGTGCAACCTCTTCGCCGTGTGCGCATCGCTCTGGCCTGTGTTTATTGAAGGGAAGGTGTAAAATGCGTGCAAACGAATTTGAACCAGATTATAACATTGAAACCCTTATTATGGGCAAAGCAGATATTGACGAAATCTCGAATATCCTTACAGAAATTGATACAATCTCCAGCAACGTAGAGGATGCCCGCAAAATCAACAAGTTAGTTTTACAATGCCACGTACTTATTTGCAATTGGGCCTGCCCCCAAAATGGCAAATTCAATTTAGAAGGGAAGGTGTAAAATGGAACGTGATAAAATGATTCGTCTATTAGCTTCGTTAATCAGTGAGGCGTGGTGGATTGGCACTAAGGACAGAGCAACAAAAACGTCTATAAAAACATTAGAAACACGATGCAATCAAATCAGCAAAGCTTTAGGTAATGGCAAGCTAACACCAAAAGAACTACACCGTATCGAGACAACCTTGATGCCTTAAAAGCCCGGACTTATAGACTTTAACTGAAACTATTTGAAGGAAGCAGCAAAATGGAAATATTGACAAAAAAAAGTATTACAAAAGCACGAAGCAGAGAAAATGAATGGATATTAGAGTTTATCAACATAAAAGAGCGCGGCCTTGACTATGCATACTGTCGAAACGACGTTGAAGCCATTCACAAAATGGAAGAAGATATAAAAAGATTAAGGATTATGTATAGAAAGGCAACTTTATAATAAACTGAAACTATTTATTGAAGGGAGCATGTAAAATTGAAACTGGCGGCGGCGTGTCAAGGTGAAGATGTCAAAGACAAGGGCGCACGCTAAAGCAGGAATGGGTGGGGCTTTCTGCCCGCCAGTTTGGAATAATAGATTATAGATTTTGGTCAGTCATCTTTTGCCTCACTTTCTTGGTCAGGTAAAACTATTTCCCCTTCTGTGTTTTGGATAATGGCCTTCAATCCCTCTATTTCCCAGTCTAATTGCTTTATCTTTTCTTCCTGCCGATCGATGACATCGCAGGCTTCTTTGCCATATGTTCGCAAGCGTCCAATCTTGCTTTTAGATGAATGTTCTTTAGATAACCTTATGAAATCACGGAATCTTTTCGTAAACTCTGCCACCTCTGGCTTTTTCTCAAGAAGGGCGAGAACGGCTTTTGCTCGCCTTCTCGCAACTTTTAAGTCTCTTACGACTGCGAAATCATTAGAAAACATAAGTTCGGAAATTGTATTTAAGAATTTTACAACTTCTTTTTGCAACTCTATCGCTTCTTTACTCATTTTGGCCTCCATTTACCTTTCAGTTTTTATATTTCGTGAACCTTATCTGCTGAAACAGTCAAGATTTGGCCATCGGGCACAGAAACCCTCGCTTCTTTTCCCCCATTAACTAACACACGCACTTTGACTTGGCCATTTACGCCATTCCTTGTTAGTTGAGCATCATACGTAACATAATGCTTTGGGGCTACGCCTTCGTAACTTTGCTTATTTATTGTGTTGACCTGAAAAACCACCTCACCAGAAAAGGCACTGGGATACAACTTACATTCCATTTGCCCATATAGCGCAGTCATTTCGGCCTCTCCTCATAAATCTTGCCGTCAAGTAAACGGCCTGCTTTCTTTTTGCCAACCTTTGCCATTGCTACACTGTTGGGCTGTGGATTGTCTTGATAATCACTTCCGTCTATATTTAAATTTACAAACTTTTTGGAATTATATGGAACTAAAAACCCTTGTCGGCTCTTTGTAACAACATAGCCATTTCGAGCTGCATTTTCTTTATTCGCTATTTCCCACGCCCCCCATTGCTTGAACCAGAAGGGCACTCCCGCCGCTTTACATTGGTCTCTGACAGACCTGATCCAGTCAGGATGCATCGGTCTGGCCTTTGGGCCGGATTCACCGCCGAGGACTACCCAGTCAAGTTTGTTAGTTGTCATCCTATGGCCAAACGCACTTATTTCTCCAGACAAAGAATATATTCTCTCATATTTTACAAATCTATTTGGATGCCCAAAATCTTTGATATACTCTAAATCTATCTCCCCCAGCATCGGTTCTATCGAAACCCCTCTTTTGGCAGCATCGATTTGTAAAAGTATCGGGATTTTCTCATCAGCCTCTTGCTGATTGCAGATAGTTATGTTGAGATGGATATTTGGACAATTTGACAATTCAAACCTTCTCCCTAACCCGTTAAAATACTCAGCCATAACTTGCGGCCTTTTAGTTAATATTAGGAAAGTGTGTTGTGGGCAAGCTTCCATTATTGCAAAAACTCTGTTTATAAATTCAAATTCAACTTTTTCGTGGAATAAGTCATTCCAGATTGTCCAACGAGTAGGTTTTTTGCGCTCGAGTATTTCGTACAATCTATCCTCTCGTGTGATTATTTTGCCGTTGAAATGGCCATTGGTTGTAGGTTGGCTCTTGAATCTCGATGCCATTGCCGCACTCCAACAATTTTTACATCCAATCGAAACAGGAGTACATCCTTCAACTAAAGTTATACTTTTCTCCCACCATTGTCCGTCTTTCATTTTTGCCATTATCAATCTCCCGCTTGGTTCAGGGCTTGCCACCTGCTATGTATACTTTTTTATCGGTCATCAATGGTAAGGCTCTGCCCAAGAACATCATTAACATCCGCTCGTATTCATTGTGCTTCTCTGCTAAATATAATTGCTGAAAAAGTTCTCGTTCCTCTTTTGGAGCTTTGAGTTCAGGTTTGCAACAAGAGAAATCAGGGCAACACTGGTCGCCTTTTTCATCTTTATCGTGAACTGAATTGCCATCAACCCACAACTGTAATTGTTCTTTGTGAGTCATATCATTTTCCTTTCAAAGCCTCTTGATTCAGGGCTTGGTTTCCCAAGAAAATTTGTGACAAGAAGAGCATTGCGGGTCTTTTAGAGAGCTGTCGAATTTGAAATCACAATGCTTACAGGTATAGTTTGTTGTGAGACCTCCTGGTAAATATGCCCAAGGGTAGTGTAGGTCAGCTAAAATAATAGCAACTGCCACGTCTTTTGTTTCCGGCAAAACAGAAATTCGATTTGATAGCCCGGCAATTAAAGGGGAAATTTTATATCCCTTATCTGTTTTGTTGCAAATGCCGTATATATTAGCCTTTGTGTTTACCTCCCGGTCTTTTGGTGTCATTGCATTATATATGTCAGTAACCCACTGAGGAAAATCAAATTCTTTAATCCCGATTGAAATTCCCATATTGTTCCCTTTCAAAATGCCCCGCCTTTGCCCTGTCGCACAGGAATACAAAGAGCGGGGCGTACTTGAGAGATTTTATTTTACGCCAAGATCCGCACGGGCATCGCCGATGTTGTCATATATCTCGTTTGCTGCTTCCGTATTCATACTTATCACCGTTTTTTCTACGCCCTGTTTATGAGCCTTATATTTGAGTCTGTTTTTCTCGGCTTCTTTTTTCTTGATAAAGCCCCATATCATTGAAATTAAAGACAATGCCGCCGTGGCGGGTAAAGCATAGGGATTCCAGGGGGTACTGGCCTGATTCCCTGCCTGCAAGAGCTTAACCCAGTTGTCAACCTCATCATCACCGCTTGTATCTGCTCTTATCATTGCAGCGATAACGTCGGCTACTTGTGGCTGAACACGGTCAATCTCTTCGCTTACCTTTACAACTTTTTTGACTATGGTATCCCCGACAATTTCGTGCGTTTTCGCAGTCTCCAACATTTTGCTCGCAGCGGCTTGATACTCATCCATCGAGGTAACCCACTTCTCCGCCTGTACAGCAAATTCCTTGATTTGGTCTGTAGTGTTCTCTCCTTCGCAGCCGGCCACGCTAACTGCCAAAATCATACATACCACCAGCATTAACATTTTCATAATTTTTTCTCCTTAAAAAGTTTTAGGATTTGTCATTTGCAACTTCGCAGTCACTGCTCGGCAATGTCCTTCGCCTTCATATTCTCGACATACTCTCGGTTTTGCATTGCGGCCAAGCCCTTGTTCAAGCAAGCAGCTTGTCTCGCCGTTTCCATAAGTGACGAGCATTACACACCGCCCGCCGTATGCGTAATATTCCCCTGGCAAACTTTTACGAATTGCTGCAATTAACGGATGCGAACTGCCCGTCCAGATAGTTCCCATATCTATGCAGCATTTACCACATCGTTTACATTTGAATTTTATTTCATTTGGCGTCATTGGTTGGCCTTAAAAAAAGCTTGGGCAAAACCAGAAGGGGTGATGCTTCGCAGTCTTTTTGTTCGTTCTGATTTGCCACCTAATTTCATAATCAGATTTTCGCTTGCTGGTTGGGGCTTAACGTTTTGGGTGACGAACAGTGGTGTAAATCTGCCCCAAAGACAGGTATGCTTTGTGTAATTGTGACCAAATTCGCAGGGTTGAAATCTGTATTGCGGCTTGCCTATCAACTGTTTCATTAAGCCAACAGGATTTTCTATGACCCACCAAATCGGGTTTGTCATCGCAATGATATACAACGCCTTTGTTACCATCTCTACCGCGTCTATAGCGTCCCTGAAAGTCCGGTCCTTGTCTCGACATCTTCCTGCGTTCGACAATTTTGAACAATCACAAGCCGCTAAAATCCCATAAGCCCGTAACGATATACAGTAAGCTAATACGCCGTCGTCTCTTATATCGTTTTCTGGTAACGTAATCGGTTTCACATCATAACCCGCATCTTTGTAAGGCTTGCTCCAAGCACAAGTCCCTGCGTACAAATCAAGAATAATCCTTTTCTCTATCGGCAAAGTCATTTGACCTCAATCCTCTTAAATTCAGCCGTCCGTTTGGAAATTTGCACCTTGACCACACCGTTCGTAAGCATCTTCCTTAAAACAGTCGAAACAGTCGAATTCACTGCCGGTCCACTCGCACTCGTAACAATCGTAATATAGATACTCTTGATATAAATACTCTTGACAGTCTATATCATTCACCATCATTCACCTCAATAATCGTCAAATCCTCAATTCTTATTTTCACGCCCCCAGGCTGGCCGTATCTCTTTCCTGTGCTATCCCCAAAGGCTACAACTTGTTTGTCATCACGCCAGATAATGCCAGTCAAGGCATCTTCGACCGCACGTATGACCTTTGTTAAGTCCGGCATAACTGTCGGATATACAAGGGCGGAAGGCTTTAGTTTGTTAGCATTCCTTCCTGTACCATAGTGGCTTTTGGGCCGAACCAAAACAAATGTGAGGGTCAATTTAATTGGCCCAGTGAGCAATAAGTCGCGGTACGCCTCACGAGCGAAATAGCGAACAGTATTCATCCAGGGCTTAGTGAACTTGCTGGCAGGTCGAACAAAATGCCTGTTGTCTTTTGTAGTTACAACCGTTTTACTTCCCGCCGAAGCCGGTGAGCCAGGCACAAAGAACTCGATAACCATATCATTTATTCCTCAATAAGTTTTTCAATTCAATTACCTTTGCCATCTTGCTTACCTTTCAGAGCTTCACTTAATCCACAATCACAACCCTCTCCTGTTTTTATGGTGTTGTATTCACCCATAAAACAATTGTGTTTATGCCTTGCGTATTTTTCTATAACATTGTTTGCTTTTTCAATCTCGGCTTGGAGGCGCTTGCACCGCTCACAAACAGGTATAGAATCCCATCCTTTATGACCTATTGCCATATTATTCAGCTTT